TTATTCATAGCCATTGCCCTTCATTACACGTTGTACCGTTCGTTTATTCAACCATATGCGAAACAATTCCGTATCAGGAACTTGGAGGGATGGACCGTCTTTAATAAATAAGGTCTCCCATTGCTGTTTTTCCAAATCATAAACAGGCCAATTGCCATAACAAGCTAATACAGGATGCACCCTATCCCAATGATAATCCTCTTCGAATGGAAGCCAAGGCACATTTCCTTCAACCAGTCTATCCTTTAAGCATCGATTATAATCAATGGCAATGAGAGAAATAATTTGGCTTTGTACCTCTTCCCATTTCTGTTCATCTTTTTCAAACTTGAAATTAAGATGCGGAACCTTAATCTGTGGAACATTATATTTTTCCTTCAGTATCTCAATGAATGGGCCAGAAAACTTGGTGGATTCAACATCCACCAAGCTATATTGGCTCCAATTAATATCTGGGTGTTGATTGATTGACTGCCAAGCATACAATGATCCAAACAAGAAGTTGCCACTTTCAATCTTTAAAGTAGGCGACCAAGAAAGATAGTCCTGATTAAAACAATACTCAAATATAAACTTTAATCTCTGGCATTTAGGACAGCACCCACAAGGTTTTCCCTGGAACAGATATGAATGCCAACAAGAATCCAATTCCATTAATTTCTCGATCCCCAATATCTTGGACAAAACTTGATATACTCCAACAGTGTGTAAAGATGCGATTGGAGAGATGAGCTTGAAATTGACAACATTTAATGCATGAAACAAATCCATCAGGATTTTTAATGAACAATATGTTTCAGTTGGAACTAAATCACACAACCCCTCGTTGGGAAAAGTATGAATTACATCCCATGGTAGCCCCACAGCAAGATAGGCTGGCTTACTGGAATTGAGATCAAAGTAAGGAGCCGCAAACGTCACATGAATATCATCGGCTTGATGAAAAGACACATTACCCAATTGGCGATTTGCTCCTACCACAGATACTTTGTAATATTCCTCTGGTTGACTCAAGACAAAATTGATGTGACCTTCTTCGCTATGTTGGTCATTGTCATAAGTAACTAAGTAATGAACTGTTTTGACCTGTGCAACATCCAATAGAATCTGGCATAGTGTCGAATCTTTTCCACCTGTGTATCCCAAGAAATACGCATTTGAATCAAGGTAAAAAAATGGGGTTTGCTGTTCATCGCCAATCTTTTTAAACAACAAAGATGCAGTTGGACGGCCATACAAGTGAGTGTATGTTCTGGTAACTAAATCATAGTGTTGTTGAATATAGATTACTACTCTAGGGTCCAAATCGTCCGATAAAACAACTTCTTGTGCAAAACAAAGATCAATTGTAGCCCAAGATAACAACGTCGCTCGAACAAGTTCAATTCCTATTGGGTGAGGTTTCTTCTCTGACAAAAACTGATAACGCCCAAGATGTACCTGATCCGCCCAAGCATCAACATAGACATTTCCCTTATCAAGGGTACTTTGCAAACGTACAGATAACATCAGGCTATCTCCACCTTTTTGGGGAATTGGGCAATCGTCTTCGCAATTTGCTGCCTTAACTCGTCATCTGACTTTCCATCCAGTCTAATGTCATGTTGTTCGAGGTAATCTGGGTTGAATAGTGTATCGATGTATTTTAAACCACAATCGGGTAGTACCGTCGTAATAATCGGCTCTGGATTAATAACTTCTGTTCTTTCGAAAAATTTTTTAATCCCGGCTAATACACATCCTGAAGATGTTCCTGCGCAAATTTGCTCACGATCTAATAGTTCATAACATAACCGGAAAGAATCTATATCTTTTACAGATATGATGTCATCGACAACGGAAAAGTCCATATTTTGGGAAATAAAGTTATCACTGATTGAATGAATGAGATGATCGGAATATAGTGGGGTTTTTTGGAGGAATGTATCACGATAAATCCCGCCTTCTGGTTCTACACCAATAACTTTAATACTTGGATTTTTTTCTTTAAGATATCTACCGATCCCGGAAATAGTCCCTCCAGTACCAATAGTAGAAAAAAAGTAATCAATCTTACCTCTCAATTGTTCATACAACTCTGGGCCTGTTGTCTGATAATGTGCAAGTGGATTGTTGATGTCAACAAATTGATCAATAAGGACAGAATTTTTTATTTCTTGGCTTAAACTCTTTGCTACCCATACATAACCGCCTTCTTCATCCGAAGGAACATCCGAATCACAAACAACAACATGCGCACCATAAGACTTTAGTAACGCAATTTTTTCTATAGAAACTGAATCAAAAACAGTGCATATAAGATTTAGTTGATTAATCTTACATGCCAAGCACAAACCAAGTCCCGTATTCCCACTTGTAGCAGCAATAACTGTATTGCCTGGATGAATTTTTTTCTTTCGAACGGCTTCTTGAATCATATAATATGCTGGACGATCCTTTATTGAGAAAGTGGGATTGAGGTACTCCAATTTAGCAAACACATTTAAGTCTCGAAACAAACGACTTATCCTCATCATAGGCGTATTTCCCAAAAAGGATTCAATCCCTTCAAATATCACCAAACCACTCCTTTTACTATATAGGAACTCATCAAACGAACATGAGTTCCTATATATTTATTTCTCCATCATTTAAAATATTCCTTCAGAAAATGATATTTTAATTCATTTCATGAACAGGAATTTATATAAACTAGATGAAGTTAAACACCTTAATTTCATGACCATTCCCAGTGACAATAACTCTTATCTTTTTAGGTGAACAGTCGTCATAGTCAACAGAAAATGAGCAACCTTTTTCGTTGACATATCTGCCTAAACAATCCTGATAGGCTCTGGTACTATCAATTCCTAAGACTAAAAAATCTTCAATGGATTGGAGATGTCCGCAAGCTGGACATTCAAATGTAGCCTTATTCAGATTCCCATAAACTTGAAGCATTTCTGTGTACCATTCATCATGCGTTTGCCTAACAATACCGTTCTTCATCCCAAGTCCCTACTGAATATATTGCCAAACGCCATCAACACAAGACATATTCAACACGTTGGTTGACTGGTTATTTGGTGCAATAGCCACAGTATCCTTGTCAAAATAAAATGATATCCACAACATGTCATGTGTGATGGAGTTGATAGCCGTCTCAAATCTTTTCTCTTTCATAAAATTACCTCCCGTTTATGAGGTAGACATGGATACTCTAAACTTAAATATGAGTACCCATGCCTAAAGTGTGTTTTCTATTTCCCATCCAAGCATCCATTTATCAAATAAACCAGAACCGTCTCCTTTTAAATAAACCCATACGATCAAGACCACGTCTAACCTTCTTGCACTCTTCCAATGTAACCCCTTGTATCTCTAAAAAACGCTCAATTTTTTTAGTGCGTTCAATGACCTTACGCTTACCACTTGATACATGAATAACATTCAGCTTACGTTCCAACTGATCGAAATAAAAAAGTATTTCCTCCACCAATTTGGCTCCTTTCCAACTACTCCACTCACTATCCAAATGGTATAATGGAGGCAACTGATCAAATTACTTTTTGAGCCATTGTTTGATGGCTCTCTTTTTTGTCTGCGAAAATATCGAATGTTCTACACGCAAAAATTTGTCTTCCTGTTCCTAACTCTACTTCCATCAGATTAAGTGTCGGTATCTTTATCTCTTCCCCATCCACTGTAATGATAGAAATAAGATTGATTTTCGGCTCCTTATGATCTGACAGGTAGCAAGTCACTTTTACCAGATTCCAATCTTGAACTTCCCCATAACTTGATACACTGTTGAATAGATCACCATAGGACCAGTGCTGTAATTGTTTTACTTGTTCCACTTTACCTTCTACATGGAGTCTCATAAAATATTTATCGCCTCCTTTTAAAATCCCCCATAAAGATACAAACCCGAAAACCATATAAAACATGATGTTTAATTGGCTTCGTTGATTAAATTATATGTTAATTCTAAAAAGGGGTTCAATAATTTTCCTGTTTAAGATCAACTTTAAACAAGCTTAGATACAAATTATTTTTATTACCTAGTTTCACACCTTTTTAGTTACAGAAGCTGTCCTGTTTAATTCAGAAAATAAACAGTTTAACTTTTTAAATCAAACGGTTACCATATGGTTACAATGCATTTCAATTAATGAGGTGGGATAGATGCAACACATCCACATCGATAATTTGGAAGAAGATGTAGTAAGATTACAAGATGACACGGTGCGTTATGTACTTAGGAAAAGGAGAATAAAAGAACTTCACAAAACGATGGATGAATTACAAGATCATACAATATCAAAGGGTACGATTTCCAATATTGAAAAAGCGAAAGGCAAAGTATCCCCAAAAACCCTTGAAATCTATTTAGACAAATTAGAACTAACTGAGGATGAAGTTCTACGGAGAGTTAAAATAGTGCAAGAGGAAATGAATGAGTATTACGACCAGTTGGAGGCAATTGAAACAATTCTTAACAGGGGTTTTTTAGATACGGCTAAAAAACAGCTAGAACGGTTTCAACTTGAAGAATACCACCCGTTAACCCCATTTCTATTTTTCTTACAAGGTCGGATTTGTTTTGAGGAAAAAGACATAAAGAAAGCGGAGGATAACTTCCACACTGCAATTAAACTTTGTAAGGATTATAGATTGAATCCAAAAGACAATCTAATTGCTGCTTGTTATGCAGAATTAGGCCGATCACGCCATAAACAAGATGACATGAAAAAAGCTATTAAATTCGTTGATCAAGGCCTCTCTAATTATGACGAAACAAAAGGAAAAAGAGAAATCAAGTTCAGATTATTAGGAAACAAAACCCTTTACCTGTTAAAATCGTCCCAAAATGATCAAGCATCTTGGTTATTGGACAAAGTTTGGACTGAGGTGGAAGGGAATTTTTATGATGACTACTCTGTATTAAATCTGTATAAATTCAGGTCAATGTTTTTGCGGGATAAAAAACTATATGACGAGGCTCATCAATGCTGTCACAAAGGCATGCAAATTGCCAGGAACCATTGGAGCCATAGAATAGGACGCTATCTCGATTTTCTGATCATATCAGGTAGCATTTATTTAAAACAGGGAGAACTCAAAAAGGCACTAGACCGATTTCAATTAGCATTAGACTCTGATGTAGATTACCGCGCACCTCGAAGACATATGGATGCCCACACATACCTCGGTATTCTATTCAACACTAAAAAAAAGTGGTCCGAGGCTACCATTCACTTAGACGAAGCGATCAGAATCGGACGTGAAGAATCAGATGCTTTTCGTCTAGTAAAAGCACTGATCGTTAGAGGGAATGTATATTTTCTTCAAGATCAATTTTCAGAGGCTCTTCCATATTACGAAGAAGCTGTAGAGATTTCTAAAAAGTATGGGTACAAACAAAGGGAATATACAGCTTTATTGAAATCAGCGGATTGTTTTGATAATCTAGACGAGAAGGAACGACGCCGTGATTGCTTAGATAGTATGTATCGCCTTCAAAAAGACCTTCAGATAAAAAGTGAGGATGAGATCTATGAAGTATAACCTTTTCATTTCTTCATCCATGGTCGGCGACGACGATGATGATGACTAGACAACCATAAGTTATAACAGAATTCATTTAAATACGTTATTAAACAAACAGGGGAGTATTTAACATCTCCCCTGTTTTTAGTTATTACAGCTTTGTAAGATATATTTTATTTGCGTTCTTATCAATTGCTTTAATTACAGCCTCAGCAATTTTACCCTCATAAGCTGTATCATAAATCAGCTTTCCGTTTACCTCCACTCGATACATCGGCTTCGGTTTGGTTACTTTCTTTTTCAAACCAAGTGCCTCTGCCAATCCTTCAACAATTGCCGCTGCCAATCCATCCAAGAACTTTGGATCGCGCAACAGCTTATTTTCTTTTGGATTGTCAATGAACAGACATTCCAGTAGTACCGCAGGCATCCGGGTATCACGCAAAACGGCAATTCGAGAACGCGCCGCCTGACTATCATTTTTAGCCGGGTTTCCATGCGCACCAATTCCATAACCCTTGAGATAAGACAATACCTGATCATTAATCACTTTTTGGATTTGTTTGGTCCGAGCCGGTGCGTTATGAGCCACAAATGACTCAAAGCCCGAACCTCCCCCCGCATTACAATGCAGAGATAAAAAGAAGTCAGCGTTTTTGCTATTTGCAAAAGCAATTCTTTTGCGCAGTCCCTCTGGCGGTGCCGGATAGGTTGGAGAAGTGTTCTTATTCCGAGTCATTGACGTAGCCGCATTCGCATAATCACCAAGATAGTTATTAACCAACTCCGCAAGCCGTAAGGCTACGTCTGCCTCCTTCAAACCATAATCAACTGCGCCAGAATCTTTCCCACCATGTCCTGGGTCAATTACAATCAAGTTCATAAATGAATCCTCCCCTTTTTGATAAATGAAAAGGGAACAGCTCCGCGTTTCGCGCCGCTCTCCTTCGTCGATCAGCCGCTTTCACTTGGAGGTGTTCCCTTGCGCTAATCCACAGCACTTAGACTATCAATTAATCGCTTTTGGGTTGTACACAAAAATCCCCAATGCAACGGCAAGGCCACAGAATGAGTTAAAGACCGTCTCATAAACCGCCCATTGTTCGGGTGCAATATTCAAGCCTAAAGCACCTAGTAGCAATTTAACAAACGCGAAAAGCAATCCCCATACTTTCGGATCACGCAGTCTCAGCATGATATTTTGCATTTTTATTTAACCTCCATTAGATCGATTTTTGAGCAAAAGAAAAGAGCGCCATTATAGCGCCCGTAACCAATGCCCCAATCACCACGCGCCATAGCCAGACTTGCTGGCTCTCCACTTTTTGCGCGATGTTATACGCTTCATCCGCTTTGTAAAGGGCCTCTCTTGCTCTTTCCTCCGTTTGGCCCACGCCTTCCAGCTTGGATTCCATCACACTGAGGCGAGTAAGAATCTGCTGTGACGTGGTACGAAACTCATTCCCTATGTCTTGGATCGATTCATACATTTCTTTAACGGAAATAAAAAAGCCCGCATCCTTTTCCTGCAATTAGACCACCACCTTAAAAAACGATGGGGTAAACTTTTGTTACCCCACCCCTAAACCACCCATTCCAATAAAGCCGCTTTTAATTCATTTAACTTTGCCTTTAACTCGTCAGTGGATTGGGCACCATCAAAATCAATTTGGTCAATCTTTTCCTGTGGCGTCATTGGTGGGGGTGGGGCCGTAGGAATGTGGGCATTGACTACCGCGCTCACTAATTCTTCCGTCACGGTTTCATCTACTTCTATCGTTACATCTAAACAAAATCCTACCTCTGCATTTGGATCAGGCGTTCCAAACATCGTAATGGGTTGAATGGATGCCGCTATGAATTCGTCATATAGCTTGGAAATGAAATTCCCTTTCTCATAGAAATATCGTGGCATTGTCTCACCCCCTAATAAACAATATTGATAGGGGCCATCCATGTGGCCGCCGCTTCAACTAGGTTAATCGTCATGTTACTCCCAGAATCCTGCATTCCTTGAATCTGAATAAAGTCCCCCTTTGCCATTTTTGCGATTCCTGTGCATGAGAGATCAAGAGCCGAACCATTTGTGTAAACTTGATTCACCGCTACAATATAGAAACCATTATGCAACAGCCTTACCCCCCGGCGACTAGCAGCCGCACCCCCGACAAATTGCACCCTTCCATAAATAAAGAAAAAACCATCCTGCGGCGCGATGATTCTGCTCAAATCACTTTGATCCATCATACTGGTGGTGGTATACCACGATGTGGTTTCGATACTTAGCGTTGTATAGTTTCCGCTACTGGTTAGCACTTGCGTAGCTGTGGAAACTCTTTTCGTTGATGGGGCCAGCGCATATGGAATGGTAAATTCCCGTAAATCCTTGATGATAAATTGAGAGGCGTCTGTGGCCCCATTGGGAATGGTCAGTTGTGCCAAAGGGATTTCCCAAATGGTTGCCGTTTGGGTTAATGTAGTCGAGTTTTCCAAGATGGCATATATAATGGTATTGGCGGTGAAATCCGCTCGCAGAACGACTGTATCCGTTCGATTTGCCCCCGTGTTGTTGGGACTGATCGACATTAAATAATCACTGCCTGAGTGTTTGAAAAGGTGGCCCTGTATATAGGCATACCCATTAGAAATTCTGATTTGGAGACCCGTTCCCGCTGTAACGGATAGGTCAGAATCCTTGGTGTCCATGATCGATCCCCGCGCGATCACGCCAGGACTGCGGAAGAACTTCATCAAGTCTCGCCAATCCGCTTCTAAGCTGGCCTGAGAATCCCAAGGGAAACTTTTTAATGTGGCTGGCATCTTCTCACCTTCTTTCCAAATTTCCAAGCCTTGCTTCTAAATTGCGATATTGATCAAAGAGCCGAAAACGGGTACCCACTCCGGGAGTGCCCACTTGTGGCACGATTTGCTCCCCGTCTTTGCTAAGGATCAACGTGATAGAGCGGATCACGTCTTGAATCTTTTCCTTTTTAATCTCTACGGTGCAACGATCCCCCAAGTCATAATCCAGAAGGTAGCGAGTTGGGAAAACATCCAACGGTGAAATTTCTAATCCCGTCTTTTCCGTATTATCAGTAAGAGCCTTAACCAACGCTTGTAACAATTCGTCTTTGTCGCTTGTGCTTCGATGATCCACAAACATCTCAATGGTTCCGTACAGGCTCCGGCTTGGCTCATCTCCACTATATTGGAAAGTCCGGGCTTCCTTCTCACCGCCGCCTCCAACGATGCCAAAATTAGCCGTAGGTGCTTCCACACTGTAGCGGTATGGCCCAAGGTTGCCGCGATCCCTTGAGAAAACAACTACATTGGACTTCTCATTGGGTCGATACACTTGAAATTCCAATACCTTGTTATTGATTTGGATCACGCGGAATCCCAATCCCCCACCCGTCACCCCCGCTTCTTGGAGCTTGGAAACGAGTGGATGAAGGCGAGAACGGATTGTCACCGTTTGCCCCCGTTGTTTATCGGAAGCCGTGGTAAGACCGGGAATTCGCCTCGATGCGGATGCTTCTTCTGCCGCATTCTTTCTAACAAGGTGAATCATGGCCGATTCTGCTGGCCCTTTGAACATGTCATAATCATAGCCCGCCCCGGCAATCGAGTAATAAGGTGGTGGAAACGCCAGTCTTGCCGCTAACAAGCCATTATCATCCACACCATAGAAGGTATAACCATCATCCTCTTTTTGCTCATCCTTTAACTCAAAATTTTTGATAGGGCCGGAAAAAATAGGGGCACCGTCTCGCGTGACAAGAATCCCGGCAATTCCTCCGCCTTGCCGCCTCACTTCCAACAACAATTCCACATCCGGCGAATCAAGGGGGAGTTCCAGCGTCCATTTCCCCACGTCATTAAACTTCATGACCATCTCCAATTTTGTAAAGTGAGTAATAGAGCCTACCCGGTCTAAATTTCGATCTCTGATCCACAGTTCATACAACGGCATAGCATCAAACTCCTAAGTAACGCTCTTGAAAAGAAAGTTCTATTTTTGAATCCGCCGTGGCCCCGGACATCTCTACCCGGACGATGTTGGCCCCGGCTCCAATCTTCCACAGTGTAGAGCCAAAGGCTAAAGACGGATAAAGGCTTGTCCCATCATCCGGTTCAATTACTCTCTGTTTGGTGTCTATCGTGATATATTGGCCCTGCGTTAATGTGACATTGTTAAAAGCCAATGAATACCCGGGCCATCCATTTTAGGGAGTGCAGGAAATGCATTGAGTGAAGCCTTCTCGCATGTGCCCATCGTGACATTGGTACAAGGTTTCATTAGTGGGTTTACCCAAAGTAAAGGGGCCGTGGAAAGCCTTAAAAACTCATTTCAATCGCTTGCTCCCGGACTGACGCAACTATTTCAATTGCTTCAGTCTTTTTTTGTTTTTGTCGGTGCTGTTTTTGGCAAGTTGGGTAGTCTCTTGGGCCAAGCATTTGCGGCGCTTCTGCCTGTCATTACTCCGGCACTTCAGGCTGTTCTTACCTTTGTGCAGGGGATTGCGACACAGATACAAACCTTTTGGACTCAGAACGGGGAAATGATTTTGCAAGCCACCCGCAATGTATTTACTGGGATACAGGCGATTGTTTCTGTGGTGATGCCGATAGTCCAGTTTTTAATTGTGAGCATCTGGGAAAACGTAAAAGGCATAGTGAGTGGGGCTTTAAATGTGATATTGGGGTTGGTCAAGCTGTTTGCCGGACTGTTCACCGGGAATTTTTCCGCGATGTGGGCCGGAACAAAACAGCTTTTTTCTGGTGCGGAGGAATTCATCTGGAATCTTATGAACCTGTTGTTCTCCCCCGTTTGTAATCGTGATTTCCCCCGTAACGGCTTCACTTCCCAAGCGAAGTGGAAGCAACGGAAACCACTTGGGCGGGTTGCTGTCAATTTGGAATGAAGCCGAAAAAATGTTATTGGAATAGAAAAAAGGATCGAAAGCCCGAAACGTGAGCGTCGGGCCGACACTTGTTTCCATGTATCGTACCTTTCTATTCCATCCGGCGCGATCACCTTTAACCTTCCGATCCCTTTGTAACTATTGAACATGGTCCGCAACTGCCGCACCTTTTGGAATAGATCAGCGCGGTTCGGCACCTTCCATTAATGGGATCACCATAGATAGGCCCATATGCACCATGTCCAAGCAGTGGTTTTACTTGGGCCGAGTGGATCAACAAAAAGGGAAAAATCCGCATTAATACCAAGCCCCCTTTGTTGTAAGTAATCCCGCTTTCATCAGGTACTTAATCGCAATGGGGTTGTATTGGGAAATAGCCCCACCCCCGCCATCTGATCCAGACTTGCCGGAAAAGGAAAAGTTCCCGATGCTGACTGAACCAATCACGCCGACCGCCACATCAAACCCCTCGCTAAAATTGCCGATGTAAGATGCTTGGGCCAAGGTTGCCAGCTTTAACGCCTCTTTCTGTGCCTCTGTTACATTGGATAGATCATCCACTATAGGCACCGTCACCAGCAGGCCAATGGATTCAGAAGCACGCTCTAATAACCACACGGCATTGGGGAAGTCTTTCCCCGTGTATTGCTTCAACTCTTCCGGTGTGGCAAAGACGGGAATCATCCCTTGTCACTCTTCTTGCTTGATTTGGTTGGTTGTGGCGGCTCCACTTCTTGGTATGTTCGATCTTTTTCCAAACGTTCTACATGATCCGGGTCAATTACTTCCCATGCATGGCCCGTTTCCGTGTTCATAAACCAAGGCATTCACATGACCCCCTTTATGATTTATTAGCCGTTAGAACAGCCAGAGCTTTCGGCTTTACTGCTTTGGCACCATATAAGGACAAGCCTTTAACCGCATCGGCAAAGCGCTTTTCTGGGCGGTAAGCTTCGATCTTGGTCAACTGTGAAGCGAAGGTAATCGCTGACGTGTGACCCGCTATGATCTTATATTTGGCTCCCGATGCGTTCGGCACATTGTTTGACGTGTACACATCAAAACCAGCCGCACGGCCGATAAAACCATTTTGCAATATCTGACCCCCCAAGGCGGTGGCCCGGATAAAGCGATCATCTTTTAATAGAAGGCCGTGATACCATTCCGGCACAACCACCCATCGATTGGTTCGCGGAATATCATTTTCGGAAAGAACCACCGACAAATCAACAAGGTAGTCATAGGCAGAATCCTTGGTAGGCACAATCGGCGTAGTATCGTTCCCGATTGCACTAACCGCATCCGTATATAGATTAGCGATGAATCGATCTTTCACATCAGCCAGTGCATAAGAGGCTTCTTCCATCGCCTTTTGCATGATTTTTGGGTTTTGTTGGGCGCGATCAACATCATCAACTTGGAAGTTAAAGGCTTTCGCCTGGTCAATCACCAGCGCTCTTGTCCCATCACTTAACGTTTCCGGCCCAGCCATATCTGTGTTTTTTGTATAATCAAAGACACTAATAGGGCCGACATTTTGAATGTGGACTGTATCCCCGTATTCCCGAATTTCCCCCTCATAGTCGGTGTTTACCAAGTTCCCGTAAACAAGGTTTTTCCGCAGATTTTCTAAAAGCTGTGCAGACCATATTTCTGGGATAAAGTTATCAATAGCCATTTAAATGCCTCCTATCGATTTAACAAATGGTTGAGTTCCCCCGCCGCCAAAGCACGGTTGACCTCTTCCGGCGGCATCCGCTTTAAATCCTCGCGAGTGATCCGACGGTTCCCGTTTTCTTGGAAGGATTGGCCGCCCTTGCTCGGTGGCTGCTGTTCCTCTTTAGCTTGCTGGCGAATCAAGTAAGGTTTTTCTTGGGCCAATGCATCAAGCGCCTCCCGGACGCCTTTCACACTGCCATCCTCGCCAATCTCCACCCCTTCCCGGCTCATCAGGGTAAAAGCGGCATCCGCATCCACTATGCCCAGTTCTGCCGCGATGGACTTTACCTCGGCTTTCAATAGGCTTTGTTGCACCTTTTCTTTCCACTGGTTGATTTGTTGCTCAAAATCGCCGTCTGGGCTGATCCCAAGCTGAGAAACCACGTTTTGCCTAAATGCTTCAAATTGATCTTTGATCTCTTTCGCTTTGGTTCGGTACTTGGCCGATTCAGCACGAAGAGATTTGACATATTCCTCATTAAAGACTTTACTTTCAGATTCAAGTGAAACAGCTAATTCATTTTCATGTGGCTGATGCTCCATCTCAAAAGACCTCCCAACTTTTTAAGTTGCTATTAGGCAGGATTACTAGTTGTCACGAAGAAGACAAAAAATGTAAAAGATAATTTTGGGGTGATAAAATGCCTTACAAAAGAACTGCTGTCTATATAGAAAACGAATTTTTCGGCCATATCAAAGAACTCCCCGGCGTTTTGGGCAGTTATCATAAAAGACACCCACTAGATTTTAAGAAAAGGTCTGGAATACCTGTCGACTTAAAGCTTCAAAAATTGATGTATGAAGATCTTTTAGACCTTAGTAAACAAAATAACTGCACCATTGAAGAGTTAATTATCCTTTTTGTCGCGGAAGTTATGTACAAAACAATTTCCAACGACATTAAAGCCGAAAAACAGCAAAAACAAATCAAAAAAAATAATTCCCCTTCTATGCAAGGAGAGTTAATGCTATTTACCTAAATCAACCTATGGAAAAACGGTTGATTTCTTTTTTATCGGGCCTGCCCAATCTGTTCACGACCATAATCACGGCGTCTGTCGGTTTCTTTAATGAATGTCCTCATTATTGCCTGCCATTCTCTTACCTTGGCCCGTGCCCTTTTGCATTCTTCTACTGTTAAAGCCACCGCTTCCCGTTGCTTCCATTTGCGGATTTGACGTTCAATATAGCGTTGTTTCTGCCGCTCTTTATATGCACCTTCTCTTACATCCACTTGCTCAATCGGTTCGCCCTCAAAATAAGCGGAAACCGAATGGCGGCAATTGGGATGTAACAAGCCATTGTTTATTGCCACTTGTAATGGCCTGTATTTTGGATGGTTGCCAGAAATGCTAAACACTTTTCCTTGCCACGGCTTGCATAACGGCGATGGATCAGGATGGGCCGACACTTTCACTAGGCCATGTTCATTGTGGTTTAAACGGTCAATATGGCCTTTGATCTGCGCTCGCGCCACGGCTGACCGCGTTGCCATCTCCGTATAGGAAGCCATATCCCAAGAACGGCCCGACCGATCTATAAACGAAGTGATCCCCTGATCAGCAAGGTCATTTAACAACCGTTGCGCCCCTTGCCGTCTATTATCCACTCCGGTTATAACCCCCATTGCGGAACGGGTCACGATCTCCCGGTATTTGGCCCCTAACGCATTTAACATAATATCGTGTGTTGCTGTTAATGTGGAAATAAGTTCTCCGGCCAATTGCTCCACAGCGAGCGTATGGATTTGCGTAAAAGAGATTGAATAGGGGATTTGTTCGGCCCGATTGAGCGCGTTTTTTAAACTGTTTGGCGATCTCACTCGCTCAACGTCTGCCTCTGCCGCCTCAATGCCCATTTCATAAGCCTTTTGCACCACTTCATAAACGGCATGGGGAGTAAAAACCCCTAATTCCCCCATGATCCGGCGCAACTCACGGTCTAATTGGGCCGCAATCTCGATCTGCCGCTCCGGGTATCTCATCCCCTGTTGGATCGCCTTTTTCAGCAACGTTAAAAGCCGTAATTGCATATCAATATAAAGGTTACTGACGGCTTCATAAAGCCGCTGCTCGTCATAACCACTAATAGGCATTATTCGCTCACCATCTGCATTTCCGGCATGGTCTCGCTGAACGAAGCCAGCCCCAACACTTCGGGATCAGTGAGGGCCATGCCGTTTTCCTGTTTGATCCGTTCCACTTCCTCTTTGATTTGTGATTCGGACCATGTGGGATTCAACCACCGAACCGCCGTTTCAATGGAAAGCGCCTTGGCCTGTTGCAACTGGTTCACCACGGCAGAAAGCTGGCTCATGTCCGTTTCGATGCTATCCGAAAACTCAAGGTCTACCGTAGTAGTTAAGTCATAAGCGGCGCCCAAATGGGTATTGGCAATGGTTCGCATGATATGGATCATGTCCACAATCGCCTTTTTTGCTAGACGTTTCTTTTTAGCAGCCAGCATGAGAGACTTTCTTTCCCTCGCGCTGATCTCTGTTGCCGTCACCGCCGCCTGATCCCCCATTAGTCCAAAACTGGACGGGCTATATCCCGCAATCGTGATAATTTGCCGGATTAGGTTTATGGCCGTTTGCTCATGCTCCTGACACCTAATATTGAATTGCGTCGCGGTGAGGCTGTTCACATCAAACGCCGTGACACCCTGAAGCTTAACGTAAACCTCCCCGTCTACATCAAAAGCGCTGTTCCCCATTTCGTCAAAATCCATCATGGTTTCGGGAACATGGATTCGCGATTTTGCTAGTCGAATATCCCTTAACCAAGAACCATACACTTCATCCAATGCATCAAAGAGCGTTTCCAGCCCTGCGAAATCGCTCATTCCTAGTCCTAACCCGCGAAATTGGCGATTAGGCAACCGATTGGGAAGATAGCGACAGGCAACACCTTTCCAACCCGTATGGACTTGTGGTTGAATATAGGCCGTTTCTTCGTATTGAGTAAGCGGCACCTCTTGGCCCAACTGCGTAGATGTTCCAATATGGGCCGATGACAAGATATTCCCTTGGTGATCGTATTTTTCAATCAACCAAAGATATTGACCTGGTGTGATTTCTCTCACCCGTTTATAAAAAATCACGCTCATCAAAAGGCCATTCCGAAACACCGGAACCGCATTTTCTGGCGGCGTGACTGTAAGGATTGGATATTCGCTTAATTCCTTATCCCATATGGGTTTTAAGAAAACACCACCAAGCGCGGCGGCCATCTCAAACGCTTCTAACAACCGAGCGTTCACATCACATTGCTCAATCATATCAAGAAGTTTTTCTTGCTCCACCTGCAATAGTGGGTTGCTTTCCTCTTGCTTGGCCTCTTTGATGCACCATGTCGGCGGCTCTCCCATGATCAAATCACCCGACAATTGAGCCAAAGCCGCAGGTACAGGAACATGGATGGCCTTTTTATGATCCTTATTTGCTCTGGCCCAATACCAACCGGGATGGCCCGCATAAAACTCTCGAAGGAACAAAGGATCGCCGCTATACCATGCCGCGTGTTCCATCATCTTGTCATAGATGCGTTGCCAATCTAGCGGGCTTCCCCAATCTGTATAGGCGTTGTAAATATCATTAATAATCATGCTTATCCTCTCCGCATAAACAAATGCTTCATCGTATAGGCACAGTAGCGGACGGCGTCCAATGTGTGATCATGTTGCTTCACGGGCCGATCCTCGCCGCGCTCTTGGCTTCGTTCGTCCCATACATAAGCGTGAACTTCTTCAAGGAAGTGTCTACACCTCGACTGCACAAAAAAACGGTCTGTCTCCATGAGGGAGGCAACCGTTTCGATACCCGGAACGACGTCATTTTTTGCGGGGCCAATCTTCCGGCGTTCCGATGGTGGCAACTTGTTATAAAGCTCCATCAGAAACGCCTGAGCGCTTGGATCGATCAGGATAAATTCAATAGGCCATGAATGACGGGAATAGAACTTGATAAACTCCTTAACATACTGGCTCGGTGATTTCTTCAGCCCGTCCCGCCCACTATGGTAAAACTCATCAATGACATGGAAGCGGCCCATGCTATCCAGCCCACATAACATGAATGTGGTCGCGTTACTATTCCCATAATCCACCCCAATCCACGTCTTCACAATGTTCTGTGGCAACTCCTTCAACACATGGCGGCCCTCGTCGAACATCGAATAAATGACGCCTTCCGCAGTGACCCACTGACCCAAAATGTTCCGTTTATAGAACACACCGCTAAATTGCCGCTTTAACCGTTCCTTTACGGATTCGCTAAGGCTCAAGTTATCGTCCAGCAAGAAGTGAAGGCGAACCAACTTTCTTTCTTGGGCCTGATCAATAAAGTCAACTTTGAACCAATGCCTTGGCCCCTTGGGGTTGCAGTTAAAGAACAACTTGGCCCCCGGCACCGAACAACGGCCAATACACTGATCAACAAACGAGCGCGGCATGAGAGCCACTTCATCCAAGTAAACGCCCGCCGCCGTCAATCCTTGGACAGCATCTTGGGATTTCTCGTTTGATCCCCCAAACAGGTAATAAATTGCTCCCAATTTGGATATGCCGATCTTCTGCCGAACGGACATATTTATACTTGATCCCTTTGGCAGTCAAAATATCAAACATGGGCTTAAGGACGTTTCGGTTTAAAGCGCCCACCGAGCGGCCCGCAATGATAAACGCTTGACCCTCAAAACAGGCAAGTGACCACATCAAGAAACTATCAATCATGGCTATCGTTTTCCCGGCCCTAATGCTACCCTCCGCAATCACGCCATCATAATGAGCAAATGGGCTTTCCGGCATCCACCACATAAGCAGTTGCTTCTGCTTTTTGGAGAACGGTTTAAACTGGAATCCCTTATTCATCGTTGAACACGTCTTTCACTTCACCACGTAAAGCATCCAAGTAAATTTGCACATTGGGCGCTTCTGGTGCTTTGTTCTTTTGCTCCAGTTCTTGCCGCTTGAGTTCGATTTCTTGGCCCTTAAATTCAAGCTCTTTCTCCCGGTTGATCTTATCCCAAAGGGTGCCAATGACAATGGCGCTATCTCTCGCGTTAGTCTTCTGAATCAACTCAGGATTATACACGTGTTCGATGTAAGCATTAATCACTGACCAAGCTTTTTCTATATGCTCTTTCTTTTTTTGGTTTCTTAGTTCTTCGAATTGATCCGCCGGAGAATTCTTAACAACTTTATGAACCGTACTCACGGAAACATTAAACATTCGAGCGGTTTCACTGAGGTTTCCACAACTTGCATAATGAGCAATAATTGCTTCCCGCGTTTTTTCATCCAGTTTCTTTCCTCTACGGCCCACTACATCCACACCACCTCACCATAAACAAAGCGCCCTTTTCAGAGCGCCTTGTTAGTAATGTATACGATTCTATTCACTACTATCATATTACATCCTTTAACAAGGAAATTGTCGCCAAAATCATGTCAAAAAGCTGCCCTATATATTACTATCTATTCTTGTGGTTTTAATGGTCCTATTTCTTCATATTTTAACTCCAAAAAGTCTACAGTTTTCTTTTCTTTATCGTACATAGGAATAAGAGAAAATATAGGTTTGTAACTTTTGTTATCTTTATTAAGCGGCGCAACAATATAGAAATCTCCATATGTATCAATAATCACCTTACGAATTAACTGGTTGTTTTTGCTTTGTTTTTGTTCAATAACATAGAATTCTGTTTGGCTATACGCTTTAAAATAACCATGAAAAAAAGGGAGAATTGGCAAAGCAGAAATAATAATGATAGTAAATATATTGGACAGAAGGTTCTTCTTTTCATTAACTGCTATCATTTTATCTTCTTTTATACGATAGCTTTTTATTCTTTCAACTATAGATAGTCCTTTCTGATCTCTAGTCTTTTTCCAAAAATCATAGGGTATAACAACAAATGATAACAAAGGAAATAATAAAAACTGTATCAACACTTCAGTTGGAAGTTTTAATGGAATAATAGATAGAACAGAAAATATTAAGAAGTAAAGGGAAATTATAAAATATTTTATTTTACGCGGTTTTTTGTATAAATAATATAAGCCTATATAATAAAATGTAAATGCATAGACTAATCTTGAACTAGGCTTTAACAGCTTCAACAATGTGATATCAATATAAAAATCTGGTATTTTATAAGCTGTATATAATGCAAAATAATAAACATATGTCCATATGTACCAAATCACGATTAGACAACCAATAAATAATTCTACTGCTATAAGTTGATGCCACCAAGCAGTTCCCCACTCAGTTGATAATTTAACTGGATTGAACCCGTTAACTATTTGCTGTTTCCGTTGTCTTCTTCTACAGCGAGCGGTTGGATTTACAGGCATTTGTTCCCCCACCTATCACAAATGATTATTCTTAATTTTATTATAAATAGGCACTCTAGGTTCATCAAACTACCCAGAGTGCCTTTCTATATTATCAAATAATATTTAAAGTAAGTGCCAGCTTTCTAAGTGCCTCATTTTTCAATCGATAATAAGTGCGTTTATTCCACTCCAATTTTATACATACCATATTATCTGTTGGCCTAGATAAATCAAAATACCTCATTTCAATTATCATTCTTTCTTCTGAATTTAATGCCTGCAAAGCCCTCTCAATCCTCATAATTTGTAATTTCTTATCAGCTAAACGAATAGCATATTTTTCGGTCATTGAATTATATTCACTATACAATGGGCTAGTTTTCTCTTGATACACAGGTATATATGAAGGGAGTTGTTCCTCTTCAATTGCTAACTTTAAAATAGGATAATCTCTTAGTATCCTTTCTACTTGCTTACGATATTCTGGTTTTCTCCAAGATTTTGGCGCTTGCTTCTCTACTACTCCCAATCTATTTCACTCCTATATCTAAATACTATCTCACACAACTCGTCATATAGCTTTATGTACTTTTGGTATTCTACCGGCTTGATCAAAGGGTTTGCCAAATACTCTGCCCCTTTGACGATCCGCTCCAAAAGCTGAAAATATTCCTGTTCTGTCATTCCCCATCAGTCCCTTGGTGGCAAATCAACAAATTGTTGGTATGGGCCATAAAAGCCGTATCTAAAGCGGTTGACACCAACGTCCCGCCCTTTGGCGATAATGGATTGAATCACCTTTGATCCGGGGGCATATCTTCCGGGATCAGTGTCATCAGGATTTTCCCAAAGGAACTCGACCACATCCGCGTCTTGTTCAATATCCCCACTCTCGCGCAAATGCTCAAGCGATGGCTCAATAGCCTTTTTCCCTTCCCGGTTCATTTGGGCCAACAAAATAAACACGCAATCCAACTCCATCGCCAATCGTTTGGCCGCTTGGGTGACTTGTCTAGCCCATGAAATTTTCCATTGCTTGATCCATGTGGGTAATCAATTAAGTATGCCTGTTGCATTTATCAATCTGCAAGAAAATCAAGCTCGCGCCGGGGCTGCTCATTTATTAATGCCTCTTTGGATGATTTCCGAACTCGATTTCAATATGGATAGTATGGATCGCATACAACTAGCCCTTTTATTAGCTAGTACATTTAACGTGTCTATATCTTTCGCAAATGAACGTATAAAATTAATCGATAGAAGGATAAAGGAGTTGTATATAAATAGGGATTACATGAAATTAAGAAGACTTATTCACTTATAGGCCGGAGGTTTAGTCAATGGGGAAAAGAGAGGTTGCAATTGTAGGTAAGGGATTTACCAAAGATTTTTTTGATGTAGATGCATTTGATTGCGATTTACACAAATATCCAATGCTCTGTGTAGATAAAAGCCATAGTGCCATTATAGCGTTTGAATTAGCTGATATGGGATTATCCCAAATGGGCCTTAAACCGGGTGACTATTTACTATTTAGCGATTTCTGCACAGACTCTGTTCACAACAAGATCATTCTTGTTCGTATGGAGGATAGATATATCATCCGATTAGCAAAAGCAATTTCGCCAGATACTTCAATTGTCGGCACACCGGGGGATATTTACCCATCAATGGTTCTACCATCAGAAAACATCAGGATCATCGGTGTCATGTCAGGTTTCATTAAGCCGCATGACAACTTAGAAATACTTCCGGGAGGGGATTTATAAATGAAAGGTCATATTGCCAAAAAAACCACTAAAAAAGGAACCGTCAGATATTATCCTGTTATTGAAGCGAAGGACGAAAAAGGGGAGAGAAAACGAAAATGGCTCAAAGGATTCAAAACCAAAAAAGAAGCCCAAAAACATCTTAATGAAATACTACATAAAATGGAAATCGGCACCTTTGTAGAACCTTCAAAGGTTACATTAGGGGATTTTTTAGGGCGCTGGTTAAATGATTATGCCAAAGTAAACACCGCTCCACGAACTTATCAAGGATATGAATATATTATTACTCAGCATATCATTCCACAAATCGGCCAGATAAAAATGGATCAGCTAAAGCCGTTACATATACAAGGCTACTACACGAATCGACTAACAGAAGGCCGAATGGACGGAAAAGGTGGGCTATCTAATCGTTCTGTACTTCATCATCACCGTGTTCTAAATGAAGCACTTAACCATGCAGTCAAATGGCAGTTGCTTCCTATCAATCCCGTCAATGCAATCACGCCACCCAAACCACAAAAGAAAAAAATCACGGTGTTAACAAAAGAACAGGTCATTTCCCTGCTTCAAGGAACAAAAGGATACAAATATTATTATCCAATCTATCTAGCCGTTAATACAGGGATGCGTAGAGGGGAAATATTAGGACTTCGGTGGGAAGATATCGATTTCAGCAACCATACTATCAGCATCAATCAAACCCTGCAAAAACTGAAGGGAATAGGATTACAGTTTAGAGACACAACCAAAACAGATGGTAGTAGAAGATCCATTGCAATATCGGAATCTGTAGTCGAAACATTAAAGAGATTGAAAACAGTTCAGGCAAAAAACAAACTTCGATTCGGGCCTACCTATCAAGATCATGACTTAGTTTTTTGCAACAAAGATGGCTCACCTTTTGATCCTGACAATGTTTCACGGGAATTTTGCCGTTATATAAAAAGACTAGAAATCCCTCACGTCCGTTTCCATGATCTTCGCCATACTCACGCTACATTACTATTACAGCAAGGTGAACATCCAAAAGTCGTATCTGAACGGCTAGGCCATTCAACCATTGCCATTACAATGGACATTTATTCTCACGTCATGCCCAATATGCAAAAAGAAGCCGCCAAAAAATTTGACGACTTTCTGTTTGGTAACTGAAACCCTTTAGGCCAATAAAGGGTAGATAAATGGTAGAACAAAGAGGTTTTTAAAGGGGATTTCGCACCTCAAAATGAGAATCAAAAATCCCCAAAACCCTTGATACATTTGGCGGAGAGGGTGGGATTCGAACCCACGGATGCCTCACGACATCGGCGGTTTTCAAGACCGCTGCCTTAAACCACTCGACCACCTCTCCATGATGGCAAAAGTAAGTTACAGATATTAATTATACAGATTTTTTTGCGATTGTCAAATGAAAAAACAAAGTGGTTCGGGAGCGGAGCCATCAGGGTATCCGCCCCCTAAATAC